ATGCCAAGCTGATTGTGCTTTTTCCTCACCTTGCCAATAATAGTTATAAACATATATCTTATTATCACTACCAGTAATTGCAAATAGCATATCATATTTACTACTACCAGTAATTTTTCTCAAACCATTTGGTAAGTAGTATGGACAATGTGCTGTAATATTTGCTGCATCATTACTTAGCGTATCAGGTGCTGTAAAATATTCTCTAATAATAGAGCTATCAGCTTTATCTGTAGCAAAGTACACATTAGGGCCTAACACAAAGGGTTCAACATTACGATTAATATCGAATGCTGTACTCTGTTGTACGTTAACATCCTTAGGTGTAAGTGTTTTTGTACTTGATAAAATAAATTGTGCGTGGTCACCAAAGACCAATAATTCTTTATTGAATGGAACTGCGTGACGTAGATGTACAGCTTTATTAGAATCTACTGCAACATCAATAGGGTCAGCATCCAAGACATCTGTAACTGTTGTAGGGAAGAAATTATAATACTCACTTGTCTCAGACATAATGATATTATCTTTAGACAAAAGTCCTAATCTATTTTTAAAGAAAAAGATGTCCTCAATTTCTTGACCAATAAATGATGGTTGTGGAGCACTATCCTCATCTCCTACTTTTCTATCTTCCCAAGTAATAGTTGACATAGGAAAACTTGTAGTACTTTGTCTCTCAATTTTATGAGGCATTGTACTAGCGTCAAAACTATTTTGTAATCCGGGTCTAAATGTTTCTAGGTAAGTTGAGCCTACAAATTTAACATAAAAGTTATCAAAGTTACTAGCATCGTCTCCAGATATTTCTATAACAGCATCTTGGAAACCTAAGTCACTTGGTAAATCTTGTAGTTTTCTAACTGTGCCTACCCAAGATTCTTGAGCCTGATTACCCCAGCTATCTGCACCAGAGTAATTACCTGCACCTGTTTTCTTAACAACTGAACCTACAGAAGAACCACCAATAGCTGAGGCTATCGATGAAGCAACTGAGACACCATCTGTGTTAGTTTGCGAAGTGACGAGCGAACCGTTATTATAAACGTAGTAAGTGTAGCCTTTGCTTGAATTATTATCTGTTCCATATCTTATTTCTGTTGTCCTTTTTACCCAATAATAAAAATTAGTATCCCAGTTTTGGTCATCGTTGTAATCAACTGTTGCTGACATTGCTGTTGTTACAGTCTTATTTACAATAAATGTAGTATCACCTACTGTAACTGCTGAGAAAGCATCTCTAGGAGCTGTACCTACAGGAACACTTAAATAAGAGTTAGACACCCAATCTTGTGCCTGTGTTCCATTCTCATCATAAACTTTATATTCACCATCTTGTACTACAATAATATATTGTTCATCTCCAGCACCTCTATCATAAACGTGTATGAATGCATCTGGGTCAACAGTATTATCTTGTGCTTGTATTACAGAAGGATTACGTTTTTGTACTCCTTGTACTAGTGAAGGATGGCAATTAATCATCTCAGTAACTTGCGTATCTAAGCGTAATTCATCAGGCTGTTGTGATACACCATTATATAATCCTGGTATAGTTTGATTAACTAATGCCATAATTTACTCCTATCCAAATATACCTCGTGGGTTACTGCTTCGTGTAATAATACGTCTTGTTGAACTTGTATCAAAGATGTTATAATCTCTAGTATCTACATCGTCATCAATCATCTTTTGTTTAGCATCTTCTTCATCACGAAGTAATACTTGTATAACATCTGTAGAACCAATCAATCTTTGATAAGTTAATCTTGCTGCTTTAATTGCAACATAATATGCAATAGATGGTGGTAAATCATCGAAGTTTAAATCCCATACCACATCTAATGTAACTGTTTCATTTGGGTCAAATAGGAATGTATTATCATCTTTATTGTAAACCTTATTTGACTTTGCAATATAATTGTATTGAGAATCACTTGCTTCAATTCGTAGCACATTACTAGCTAATGCTACATAGCCTGAAGAGTCTGCTGTAAAATCCCAATTAGTATCTGTATTACAGTTTAATCCAACTGATAACACAGCTCGTTTAGTTTCAGTAAGAATTTCTAGGGCTGTACTAGCCTCATATACATCAGGTATAGTGGTAGCTGTGGTCAGCGTCATCTCACCAATTGTTTGTAAAGCAATGTTTACTGCTTCTAGTTCAGTCATAGAACTTCTCCAAATTGTAAAAAAAAGGGCTACCCGAAGGCAACCCTTAATTATATTAGTCGTTAGACTCTAGTTTAATAACACAACCGTTATTAAGTGTTCCGAAGCCCATTGCATAAGATGAAGTCATTAAATCACCTAATTTCTCAGGGATGTAGTTAACTTCAGACTTGATGTCAAGTAGCTTAACAACACCAACAGCATTTTGTGTAAACATATACATATCATTCTTGCCGATGTTATTAGAAACCATAATGTTGTGTCCAGCAACTTGTACGATGTTACCAGTATCGATACCACCATTGTTGCCTTGAGTCATATCCTTATGAACTGCACCAGATTGTACTAGACGGTTGTAGTTCTTAGGAGATACTACTACATAACGCTCACCTGGAATATCGAACTCATCCATAAATGTTTGAGCATCGAATAGAGACGCAAGAATTGCATCACCTTTCTTATCATTACCAGTTTGAGAGCCAGTGTCAACTGTGATTACTGAGATAGCTTCTACATCACCTGCTGCCCAAGCACCTGCTGTATGAGCAGAAGTGAAACGGTAAACAACAGAGTTGTAAGATACTAGGTCACCAATTGAGTAGTTAGTAGATGTAGAGAATGCAGTAACATCACCATATGGTTGACCTTCTGCACCATTGTTATCATCAGTGTTAGCTACGTTAGCCACACAGTTATCAAGTTGTGTAATAATTGCTAAGTCAACTTCTTTAGCAAGTTTACGACCCATCTCAGCAGAATACTGTGAACGAGTCTCATAATGTTGCATCGCCTCTTCAAAGTTATCAACGAATACTGAAGCGTATTTAAGATTATCAATCTCAATTACACGCTCACCAGCGTTGATTAAGTTTGGAGTGATGTCATTACCTGGTGTGTGCTCAGACACTGCAGATTCGTATTTACCGATTACTGCGAATGATGCTGATTTACCAGATGAAATAGTACGAGTTTGAACTTTCGATAGAAAGATGTTTGCTGTTTCAAAAGCAGTTAGTACTTCGCCAGAAAACACCTTAATCGCCAAGTCTCTATCGGAGAAGCCAGTTGTACGACTTGTACCGATACCTTGCGAGGGATTATAAGCCATTTTATTTTCCTTTTAAATTAAACAAAATTGTAGTATTGAGGTCACTACATTACCTTGGCAGTACTTACTCATAATGAGGGTATCCTTGTACACAAACCTCGGTTCGTTATACTTGGGCAACTTCTGAATGTTGTACTAAAAATAGGGTGGTACTGATGGGTCTTATATAAGGTATAGAGGGAGGACCTTAATGCCAGGAGAGATTCAGGAGGACTGCATCAGTACCGATGTGTGCTCTAGAATGAACTAAGAGCGACTCTCCTTTGTACTTCGGCCCTAAAAGCAGGGTCTTTTCCATATCGTGGGTCAGCCATTTCACGCATCATTTCAGCCTTGCTATTATATCCACCAGAAGTAGATGAACGAGACTGTTGGCCCTGAATAAAGTTAGGACCTTGCTCTGCTTTGTATCTAGCATACAACCCATTAATCGCAAACTCTGTTGCTTCAGTACTTGTTAGGGAGCTATTAAAAGCTGCGACCTCAGATTCAGACAAAGATTCTTGTGCCCATTGAATCATATCATTGTACTGTGTTTCCCCACCAACGATGTCATACATCTTGTTGATAGTTGTGCTTACGATTGCTTCCTGTCCAGCGATATACGCATCTACCATATTCTTAGGAATACCACGTTCCTCTAACGATTTGTATGTATCCTCTGATAGATTACCATTCTCCTGATATTCACTTTCCAGGGCTGAATAATCGATACCAGCTTCTGCTGCTACCTCTTTCGCTTCGTCCACGGATGGAGCAGGTTCTTGGGCAGGAGCTTCAGCAGACTCCTCACCCTGGCCCATTTTCTTCTGTAGATGTTCATAAGCTTTTTCAAGTTCTTCTACAGATTTATACTTACCAGCTAACATACGTTCCTGGTCAGTCTTCATACTATCGTCAACTTTACCTTCGTGTTCGTCAACTTTAGCAATCATATCTTGTTCGTGCTGAGCTTGTTGCTCCTCAGGACTTAAGATTGGTTCTTGTGTATTTTGATTTTCTTCCATATAATCCTCCAATATCTCTCATTATTGTGCTAAATTAGCTCCAACCATAGCACCCATTTGTTCACCTGCTGCTTTACCACCTGCTGCTGCAACTGCATCAGTAGTTCCCATAGCTGCTTGTTGTAGGGCTGCTTGTTGTTGTTCCATCATCATCTGCTCTTGCGTCTTAATTAGACCAGAAGTTTCAATACCAAGTGATGTACCAATCTGCTCAATAACTGCATCAACATTAGTATACTGAGCAAATATCTCAGGACCTAATAGTTGTTGTAATGTTTGAGAGAATTGTACAAGCTTGTTATAATCGTGTCCACGACCTAGAGCTTCAACACCTGTTACAATAACTGGTTCAACTAAAT